GATCTTGGCTGCTTCTACTTCTGCTTCTGCGGTTCGTGGTATGTCATTCAATATTTTATTTCTGGATGAATTTGCGTTCGTTCCAAACCATATCGCAGATTCATTTTTTGCATCGGTATATCCGACGATTACTTCAGGTAAAAACACAAAGGTAATTATCGTATCTACTCCACACGGTATGAATCATTTCTATCGTATGTGGCATGATGCCGAGAAAGGAAAAAATGAATATGTCTATACTGATGTTCATTGGTCCGAAGTTCCCGGAAGAGATGAGACTTGGAAAGCACAGACAATTGCAAATACTTCAGAACAACAGTTTAAAGTGGAGTTTGAATGCGAATTCTTAGGATCAGTTGATACTCTTATTGCACCATCGAAGCTTAGGAACCTCGTCTATGACCACCCTAAGACACGCAGCGCGGGTTTAGATGTGTATGAGGATCCTATTGAGAATCACGACTATTTAATCACTGTAGACGTTGCTAGAGGCGTTGGAAATGATTATTCTGCATTCACTGTTGTTGATATTACTCAGTTTCCACATAAAGTTGTAGCAAAGTATAGAAACAATGAAATTAAACCAATGCTTTTTCCAAGTATCATTGATGAAGTGGGAAAAAGTTATAATGACGCTTATATTTTATGTGAGGTAAATGATGTTGGAGATCAGGTAGCAAGTATTCTCCAATATGATTTGGAATATAAAAATTTACTCATGTGCTCAATGAGAGGTAGAGCAGGTCAAATTGTTGGTCAAGGATTTTCTGGAAAGAAAACTCAACTTGGCGTAAAGATGTCCAAAACTGTTAAAAAGGTCGGATGTCTTAATCTAAAAACAATGATTGAAGAGGATAAATTATACTTAAATGATTATGAGATTATTTCAGAACTCACAACTTTCATTCAAAAACATAACTCTTTCGAAGCTGAAGAAGGATGCAATGATGATCTCGCAATGTGTTTGGTAATTTATGCATGGTTGGTCGCACAAGATTACTTCAAAGAGCTTACGGATCAAGACGTAAGGAAAAGATTATATGAAGAACAAAAAAATCAGATAGAACAAGACATGGCACCCTTTGGTTTTATAACAGATGGATTAGATTCAAATAGTTTTGTCGATTCTGAAGGAGATAGATGGTATGTTGATGAGTACGGAGATCGGTCTTACATGTGGGAGTATATGTGATGGATTTAGATGGTCAAATAAAATTAGGTCATTTACTGCTTAATGATAGAAAATGTAGAACGTGTGGGGAAATAAAAAATTTAATCGATGGTTTTTATAGAACTAGAAAATCTAGAGGTCCTGTACCTTCATCATATGCATATGAGTGTAAAGAATGTACTATAAAAAGAATTTTATCAAATAGGAAGATAAAGGATAATGGGATCGATCTCCTTTATCCAGATTGGTAAGTGTTCATGCACCGTTTCCCCGTCTGAAAAGTATTTTTTAATAAATATTTTTTAGATAAACTGAGATTTAACGGAGAAAAAAATGGCGACTCCTCAATTATCTCCAGGCGTGCTCGTCAGAGAGGTTGACTTAACTGTAGGAAGAGCTGAAAATGTTATCGATAACATTGGGGCTATTGCAGGTCCATTTTCTATTGGACCTGTAAATGAAGTTATTGATATAACTACAGAACAAGAATTAATCAATACATTCGGTAAACCACTATCTACAGATTCTCAATATGAGTACTGGATGAGTGCATCATCCTTCCTCTCATATGGTGGTATACTAAAGGTAGTTAGAGTTGATGATGATAATTTAAAAAACGCAAGAGTTGGTTACAATACAACTGCAACTGTAGATATCAAAAACTTTGATGATTATAATAATCAAGAGACTGGTAATTATCACTTTGCAGCAAAAACACCAGGAACTTGGGCAAACGGACTCAAAGTATGCGTGATTGATGATAAAGCGGATCAAATCATTGGAATCAATACAACCAATTTAGCAAACGTTGGAGCAAGAATTGGTTTCGGTGTTACAGTTTCCCTCAGTAATATCACAACTCCGGGAATTGGTCAAACTTCAGTCTTCTCTGGGTACTTAAAAGCTATTATTACTGGAGTTACAACAGATGTAACAAACGGTAACAGTAGTATTGATGTAAAAATTGTATCAAGAGTTTCCTCTGCTACAACTCAGTACAATACAACTCTAACTACTAGCGCAACTTCAACTGCTGGAATAAGTACAACTATTGTTTTTGTTGATAGTGTAACTGGAATTAACACCTCAGACACTCTTTCTGCTGGATCACTTACCAATCTGACAATTTCTTCTATTGGATCGAGTTCAGTAACTCTTGCAGCAGGTATTACTACTGCAATTAATGCTGGAACAGCGGTTACATTTTCAAGACTAGTGACTATAGGTGGAGTAGAAACACCAATAACATATTCACAAGGTTCTAGAATTGGTGAATTTAGAGCAGTAGATACCTTAAATTTTGTTAATAATTCTGGTATTAATACAGGTACAGTTGCAAGCAATACAGTATCAGATTGGTACGATCAGCAAACTCTGGGATTAACAAATTCAACCTTATTCTGGAGATCAATTGCACCAAAACCGGTAACAAATCAGTATGCAGCAAATAGAAACGCGAAGAATGACGCTCTAAACATCGTAATCATAGATGATGATGGATCTTTAACCGGCGTTCAAGGAAATATTCTAGAGAAACATATTTCTGTTTCTAAAGCAACTGATTCTGTTTCTGGAGTAAATTCTCCCCAAAAGACCTGGTATAGAAACTATCTAGCTAACTTCTCAAATTATGTTTACTCTGGAACAAATTATTATACTTCAGCAGATACTTTAAATAACATAAATCCTGTCGTTACTGGATTTTCCACATCATTCACTCTAGTAAATTCTGCTGCTAATGGTTGGAATCAAGAGGCGCAAGGGAAAATATTTAATGCTATTGGAAATGTAACGTTTGATCTTTCTGGTGGTGCTGACTACACTGGATCTGGTGCAAAGGCAACATTGGGTGGTTTAAATACTGCATATGATCTATTCTCAAATTCCGATGAAGTTGAAGTTGACTATTTAATTTACGGTCCTGGTTTAGAAACAAAGGAAGAATCTCAAGCAAAAGCAAATAAACTAATTTCTATTGCAGAGGATAGAAAGGACTGTGTTGCGGTAATTTCCCCATACAGAGGTTCTGTTGTTAATATTACAAATACAACGACACAGACAAATAATGTAATTGATTTCTTCTCACCACTTTCTTCTTCATCTTATGCAATTTTTGATAGTGGTTATAAGTATACCTATGATAGATTTAATAATCAGTTTAGGTATGTTCCTTGTAATGCAGATATTGCTGGATTGATGGCGAGAACTAATATAACTGCATATCCATGGTTCTCTCCTGCAGGACAACAAAGGGGAATTTTAAATAATGCAATTAAACTTGCATATAACCCAAATAAGTCTCAGAGAGATCTTCTTTATAAGTCAAGAGTCAACTCTGTAATTAATCAACCTGGTATTGGTATTCTTCTCTTTGGAGATAAAACTGCACTAGCTTATGCATCAGCATTTGATAGAATCAATGTTCGTAGATTGTTCTTAACTATCGAACAATCTCTCCAAAGAGCTGCTCAAGCACAATTATTTGAACTGAATAATCAAACTACAAGAGCTAACTTTGTTAATATTGTTGAACCTTATTTAAGAGACGTTCAAGCAAAGAATGGAGTTTATGACTTCTTAGTTGTTTGTGACCAGACCAACAACACTCCTGATGTGATTGATAATAATGAATTTAGAGCCGACATCTTCTTGAAGCCAACTAGATCTATCAATTACGTTACTCTTACATTTGTTGCTACCAGAACTGGTGTTTCATTTGAAGAAGTAGCAGGTAGAGTTTGATAACCAAAAATTAATTACAAACGGAGGTTTAAAAAATGTCTACACTAAGAACGATTACTGGATTCAAAGAAAGACTTGCTGGTGGTGGAGCAAGACCAAATTTATTTGAAGTTGAAATTCCAAGTTTCCCCACTAGTGTTTCATCTTCTTGGGGCACTGGAGCTGGTCAAGAAGCAGAAACTTTCAAGTTTCTTTGCAAAGCGGCAAATTTACCCGCATCCAATATATCTCCAATTGATATTCCTTTCAGAGGTAGAATTCTAAAAGTTGCTGGGGATAGAACTTTTGATGTTTGGACAGTGACAGTAATTAATGATGAGAATTTTAAACTGAGAACTGCTTTTGAACTTTGGATGAATAGTATTAACAAACTAGAAAATGCGACAGGAGTAACAAATCCATCCTCATACATGACAGATGCTTATGTACATCAACTGGGAAGAGGTGCCGGAACTATTGAATCCACTAGCAATTCGGCTAGTGTGAATGGGGCAGCAATTACTCCACTAAGATCATACAAATTCTATGATATTTTCCCAACTAACGTTAGTGCAATTGATCTTTCATATGATAGTTCGGATACCATTGAAGAATATACAGTAGAATTTCAAGTTCAATATTGGACTGCTGGAAAGTCTTCTGATAGTTCAAATGATGCAACTGGTCAAGAAATTTCATAATAAATAGTAGAAGATCAATTAGTAAAGTAATACATAATGTCAAAATTATTTGGTTTTTCAATTGAAGATACCGAACCACTATCTCCTAGTGCAGTTTCTCCAGTTCCTCCAAATGATGAGGATGGTGTAGACCACTATATGAGTAGTGGTTTTTTCGGTTCGTATGTTGATATTGAGGGAGTATATAGAACAGAATTTGAACTAATTAAAAGATATAGAGAAATGGCCCTTCATCCGGAGGTTGATAGTGCTATTGAAGATATCGTAAATGAAGCAATTGTTTCAGATACTAATGATACTCCAATTCAAATAGATTTGGACAACTTAAATGCAAGTGATGGAATTAAAAAGAAGATAAGACAAGAATTTAAACATATATTAAATCTTTTAGATTTTGATAAAAAAAGTCATGAGATTTATAGAAAACTGGTATATTGATGGAAGAATATATTATCACAAAATAATTGATTTAAAAAATCCACAGGAAGGTATTCAAGAATTGCGTTATATTGATGCAATGAAAATGCGTCACATAAGACAAGATAAAAAGAAACCAAATGATAAACTAAACAATATTCAAAGGTTTAATAGTGATAATCCCATGGATTATGATTTTCCCGATATTGAAGAATATTTCATTTACAATCCAAGGGGAGATCAACCAACAGGTAATGTAAATTCTACTGGGTCCAGTCAAGGCATAAAAATGTCTAGAGATTCTGTGACTTATTGCACATCTGGACTAGTTGATAGAAATAAAGGAAACACTCTTTCTTATCTGCACAAAGCAATCAAATCTCTCAATCAACTAAGAATGATTGAAGACTCTCTCGTTATCTATAGATTGTCTCGTGCGCCAGAACGTAGAATTTTTTACATCGATGTTGGTAATCTACCAAAAGTGAAAGCAGAACAATATCTTCGTGATGTTATGATGCGTTATCGCAATAAACTTGTATATGATGCAAATACTGGGGAAATTCGTGATGATAAAAAATATATGAGTATGCTTGAAGATTTTTGGCTCCCTCGTCGTGAAGGTGGTAGAGGAACTGAAATCACAACTTTACCAGGTGGTCAAAACCTTGGAGAAATTACTGATATCGAATATTTTAAGAAAAAATTATATCGTTCACTAAACGTTCCCCCATCAAGAATGGATGGTGAGGGTGGATTTAACTTAGGCCGTTCCTCTGAAATTTTAAGAGATGAACTCAAATTCACCAAATTTGTGGGTCGTTTAAGAAAGAGATTTTCTAATATGTTTAACGACATGTTAAAAACTCAGTTGATTTTGAGAAATATCATTACCCCAGAAGACTGGGAAATTATGAGTGAGCATATTCAATATGACTTCTTATATGATAATCATTTTTCAGAATTAAAAGATTCGGAACTTTTAAATGAAAGATTAAATATGGTAGCAACCGCAGAACCATATGTTGGAAAGTATTTTTCCGTTGATTATGTAAGAAGGAAGATCTTAAAGCAAACCGACGTAGAAATAATTGAACAAGATGCACTGATTAAAAAAGAAATTGAGAAAGGTATACTACCAGATCCAAGTATTCCTACAGATCCAGAAACTGGAATGCCTTTAGAACCAACATCACAATCTATGGATTTGGGAGCTCCTATAAACGAACCCGATTTACAATCTCAAGAAAAAGCAGTAAATGCACCAGAATTACCCAAAGGTGGAGAAATATAAATATTAACGATTATTGAAGGTATTAAAAATGGATGATCTTCTAGATATGATTATTTCTGACGAGTCACCGTCACAAATAAGTGATAAGATAAAAGATATTTTATTTGCAAAATCTGCAGAAAAAATAGATTCTTTTAAACCGTCAGTATCTGCAAGTCTTTTTGGCGATGACAATTCAGAAGAGACTGGTGAAGAATAATAAATAACTATTAAGTATTATACAATAGAGATGCAAAGGACAAAAATAATTGAAACTGAGGTAGCAACGGCATCTTCTGCTGGAGCAGCAACTAGTATTGGAAGTGCAACTTGTGTAAGATTGCATAATAATACTGCTGGAGTTGCAACTGTCGGCGTTTCAACAATTGTCGGTGCTGCAACGACATCATTTTTTAGTATGCCATCCAATAGTGTTGAGTTTTTAGAAAAACTTCCAACAGATGTAATTTGGACAACTCCCGCAATTAGGGCAGCAAAAGTAGGTCTTACCAACTAAAAGAAATGAAACTAATCAGAGAAGAAATCGAAAAAGTAGAAGTTCTTGTAGAAGGAACTGGAAAGAGTCAAAAACTCTTTATCAAAGGAGTATTTTTACAAGCAGAACAAGTAAACAGGAATGGTAGAATGTACCGTATGCCTGTAATGGAACGTGAGGTAAATCGTTATAATGAACAATATGTTCAAAAAGGTCGTGCTCTTGGTGAACTTGGCCACCCTGATGGACCCACTGTAAATCTTGATAGAGTTTCTCATAAGATTGTAGAACTTCAAAGAGAAGGTAATAACTTTATTGGTAAGGCACAGATCTTATCTACCCCAATGGGT